AATAACAAAGGAACACTATCAAAAATAATTGACAAATGATTAAAACTAAAACTAAATCCGTTTTTCCTAGTCAGGCAGTGCCTGATGAAGAGAAGTCAAGTATAGACTACGGACTTCAGGTTGCTAAAGCAATCGAGGCGGAGTGGTTCAATAGAGATGGTGGTACTTCTAGATATTACGATGCTAAAGATAGATTTCATGAGCTCAGATTATATGCTAGAGGCGAGCAATCTATTCAAAAATATAAAGACGAATTATCTATAAATGGTGATTTGTCTTATTTGAACTTGGACTGGAAACCAGTGCCTATTATACCAAAATTTGTAGATATTGTTGTTAATGGTATTTCAGATAGACTGTATAAGATAAAAGCATTTTCTCAAGACCCAGGTTCTGTTAAGCAAAGAACTGACTATGTAGAAGCAATGCTTGAGGATATGCAATTTAAAACCTTCAAGCAGACCGTACAACAAGAAGTAGGAGTTAATACATTTAACAACGATCCTAACAAGCTTCCTCAAGATGAAGACGAACTTTCTGTGCATATGCAGTTAGAATATAAGCAAGGCATAGAGATAGCTCAAGAAGAAGCACTAGACAATATATTTAATTTAAATAAATATAGTCTAACCAAGAAGAGACTAGACTATGATCTTACAGTTCTTGGTATTGCTTGTGTAAAGAACGGATTTAACACCGCAGAGGGAATTACAATTGAATATGTAGACCCATCAAATATTGTGTATTCTTATAGTGAATCTCCTTATTTTGACGATATGTATTATATTGGTGAAGTTAGAAGAACAACTATTACACAGCTTAAAAAGCAATTTCCTCATTTAACAGACGAGCAACTAAAAGAAATAGAAGACAAGTATCAATCTTCTAATTACGACAAATACAATTACTACCCAGAACACCGCCACGACAAAGATTACGTAAATGTTTTGTATTTTGAATATAAGACATTTAACACTCAAGTATATAAAATTAAAGAAACCGCAACTGGTGCTGAAAAAGCTATCGAAAAAGCAGACACATTTAATCCACCAAAAGATCAAAGATCTAGATTTGATAGAGTATCAAGATCTATTGAAGTATTATACTCTGGCGTAAAGATATTAGGACACGACATTATATTAGACTGGAAGTTATGCGAAAACATGACTAGACCAAAATCTGATATAACCAAAGTTAGCATGAGCTATAGCGTTGTAGCTCCAAGAATGTATAAAGGAAGACCTGAGTCATTAGTTAGTAGAATGATGACGTTTGCCGACATGATCCAGTTAACGCATTTAAAGCTACAGCAAGTTATGTCTCGCATGGTACCAGATGGAGTTTATTTAGACGCTGATGGTATCGCTGAGATTGATTTAGGCAACGGAACAAATTACAATCCACAAGAAGCATTGAATATGTATTTCCAAACTGGTAGTATCATTGGTAGATCAATGACCCAAGATGGAGACTTCAACAATGCGCGCATGCCAATACAAGAGCTACAGACTAGTGGAAGCAATGCTAAGATTAGTGCATTAATTAATTCTTACAACTACTATCTACAAATGATAAGAGATGTAACAGGATTAAACGAAGCAAGAGATGGCAGTAAACCAACAGAAGCTTCGCTTGTTGGATTACAAAAGCTAGCGGCTGCAAACTCAAATGTAGCCACTAAGCATATTCAAGACGGCGGTTTATACTTAACATTAAAAACGGCAGAAGCTTGCTCACTTAGAATATCTGATGTATTAGAATATTCAAATTCTAAAAATCAATTTATACAATCCCTAGGAAGATTTAACGTTGGTACACTCACTGAGGTTTCACAATTACATTTACATGATTTTGGAATATTCTTAGAAATCGAACCAGACGAAGAAGAAAGAACTAGATTAGAAAACAACATACAAATGGCACTGCAACAGCAAGCAATAAATCTTGAAGATGCTATAGATATTAGAGAAGTTAGAAACACTAAGCTAGCTAATCAAGTTCTTAAGGTTCGCAAGATGAAGAAATTATCGCTTGATCAAGCATTAAAAGAAAGAAACATTCAAATGCAAGCACAAGCGAATCAAGAATCTTCTAGAGCTGCAGCAGAAGCAGAGATGCAAAAAGAGCAAGCACTAGCATCCACAAAAGTTCAAGTAGAAGAAGCAAAAGCTCAATTTGAAATAATGAAGATGGAAAGGCAAGCAGAAATTAAGATGCAGTTAATGCAAAAAGAATACGAATTAAATATGCAACTTAAAGATGCTGAAAGTCGAGTGATTAATGATAAGGAGAAGTACAAGGAAGATCGCAAGGACGAAAGAACAAAAATACAAGCGTCTCAGCAATCTGAGTTAATAGAGCAAAGAAAAAACAATACCCCACCAAAACAATTTGAATCCGCTGGATTTGACAATTTGGGTGGATTTGGCCTTGAGCAATTTGAGCCAAGGTAATACATAAAACAATTATTTATATAGTATTTTATTATGGAAGAAAACTTAGAAGAACAAGTTGTTGACAATCAAGAGACAACAAACGAAGTTCAAGAAGAACAACCGAAAAGAGCGCAAATATTAGAAGATGGTACTTACAGAGTAGATCTATCTATGACAAGCGTAGAGCCGACTGAGGCAGTACAATCAGAACCAGAAGTTGAAGTAGTTCAAGAGCGACCAGAAGAGCAGGATGTTCCTGTAGTTGAGGAAGTTATTGACGAACCTGAAACCGAAGTTCAAGTAGAGCAAACAATCGAAGGGCCTCAACACCAAGAGGTTATTGAAACACCTAGTCAATCACAATTGAGTATACCAGAAGGAATCCAAAAGTTAATTGACTTTATGGACGAGACTGGTGGAACTATAGAAGATTATGCTAGGTTAAATGCTGATTACAGTGGAGTAGACGATAAAGCTTTACTAGCAGAGTACTACAAGTCGACTAAGCCTCACTTAACCCGTGACGAAATTGATTTTATTATTGAAGATAAATTTCAATACGATGAAGACATGGATGATGAGAGGGATATAAGAAGAAAGCAACTCGCGTACAAAGAAGAAATCGCACACGCTAAAAGCCACTTAGAGGGCATGAAGTCTAAGTATTACCAGGAACTTAAGTTAGGTTCTAAGTTAACTAAAGACCAACAACAAGCTATCGAATTCTTTAATAGATACAACGAGGAGCAAAAACAGGTAGAAGAACTAACTGCCAAGCAGCAGCAACACTTTAACGAGCAAACAAACAAAGTGTTTAACCAAGATTTCAAAGGTTTTGATTTTAAGATTGGTGACAAAAAGTTTCGTTATAATGTTAAGGATGTAGCTGAGACAAAAGAAGCTCAAAGCAATGTATTTAATGCTTTCAGCAAGTATGTTGATAACAATAACTTACTAAGTGATGCTAAAGGTTATCATAAGTCTTTATTTGCTGCAAGAAACCCTGACGCTCTAGCAAATCATTTTTATGAACAAGGCAAAGCCGATGCAATAAAAGAGATGACTGCTCAAGCCAAAAATATTAATGTCGATAATAGAAAAACTAATGACGGATTTATTCAAGCTGGCGGTACTAAGGTTAGAGTTATTAGTGGTGAAAATAGTTCAAACACAAAATTAAGATTAAAAAACTACTAAAAACTAAAAATTAAAAATTATGGCAACCGCAACTTTTTCAGGACCTGCTGCCGCTGGTATTGTAAGTCCTGCTTATTCAAAAATGACCCTAGCCTCTAACTATTTAGATATTCAAAATAATGGCTGGGCTCAACAATATTTACCTGAGCTTTACGCTGAAGAGGTAGATCGTTATGGAAACAGAACTATTTCTGGTTTCTTAGCAATGTTAAGCGCAGAAATGCCTATGCAATCTGACCAAGTTATTTGGTCTGAGCAAGGTCGTTTGCACTTAGCTTACACTGCAACTGTTTCTACAGCTGATGGTGTTATCACTTCTATTTTAAACGTTGACACTGGATCTGCTGAAGCTCACGCTGTACGCAAAGGTGCTACTGTTGTAGCTGAAGTTGAAGGAGTAGTATTCAAAGCGTTAGTTACTGCTGGCGTTGAGGCTTCTACTAGCACTTTAACAATTAAACCTTATGCTGCTGAGAACGTAGATGATTTATCTGGAATCACTGCTGCTTCTTCTCAGACTATTAAATTCTTCGTTTATGGTTCTGAGTTTGGCAAAGGAACTGATACTATGACTGAGTCTATCGAGCCTAGCTTTAAGACTTTCACTAATCGCCCAATGATTATTAAAGATCATTTTGAGGTTAACGGTTCTGACACTGCTCAAATCGGATGGATTGAAGTAGCTGGTGAATCTGGACAAGGTGGTTACTTGTGGTACTTAAAAGCCGCTGGTGATACTCGCAGCCGTTTCAATGACTACTTAGAAATGTCTATGGTTGAAGCTGAGAAAGCTGATGCTGCTTCTTTAGTTGGAGTTGAAGGTACTGAAGGTTTATTCTCTGCTATTGAAAATCGTGGTATCGTAGCTACTAACTTAGTAGATTCTGCTACTGATGCTTTAGCTGATTTCGACAACCTATTAGCTGAGTTAGACAAGCAAGGTGCTATTGAAGAGAACATGCTTTTCTTGAATCGTGCTTCTAACTTGATCTTTGACGGAATGTTGGCTAACTTGTCAGCTGGAACTCAAGGTGGTACTGCTTATGGAGTATTCGAAAACTCTGAAGATATGGCTTTGAACTTAGGATTCACTGGTTTCCGTCGTGGTTCTTATGACTTCTATAAGACTGATTGGAAATACTTAAACGACGCTTCTACTCGTGGACACGTTGGTGGAATTCAAGGTGTATTAGTTCCTGCTGGTACTTCTTCAGTTTATGATCAAATGGTTGGCGCTAATGTTCGTCGTCCATTCTTGCACGTACGTTACAGAGCTGGTCAAGCTGATGATCGCAAGCTTAAGTCTTGGGTTACTGGTTCAGTTGGAGGTGCAGTATCTTCTAGCATCGACAAAATGGAAATCCATTACTTGTCTGAGAGATGTCTAGTAGTTCAAGCTGCTAACAACTTCGTATTATTGAAGTAATTCATATTTAAAGATACGGGCGCCTTCGGGCGCCTGCATCTTTATAATTTTAAATTTATTATTTTATTTTATCATGAAAGCAAAAACAAATTCAGCCACTGATGTGTGGCAAATCAAAGACAGATTATACGAACTAAAAGGGAATAAAATTCCTCCAGTTTATATTATAAGATCAAGATCTCTATATTGGTTCGATCCAGAACTACAAATGGAGAGAGAAATAAAGTATTGTAGAAATCAACAAACAGTATTCGTAGACGAAATGAAAGGTCCTCAAAGACTAGGGCACATTGTATTTAGAAACGGAAAACTACTAGTTGAAAAAGAACAAACAATGCTACAGAAGTTTTTATCATTATATCACCCGGATAGAGACTTGCTGTTTGAAGAATACAACGCAGAAAAAATAGCAGAACAAGATATTGATATTCTAGAAATGAGACTAGATGCGATGAACGCTGCAAAATCTTTAGAAGTAGATAGAGCTGAAGCAATACTACG